CACTTCGCGGCGCCCATCGCGTGCAGGTGATGAATCATCAGCGTCATCGCCTCGCCCTGCTCAGTAATGCCTGACCACTCCATCAGGTCGGCCAGCGCCTGGCGGGTGCCAGGGCGAACCCTGAGCCTCAATTCCTCTTCGGCAAGTGCCGCGCGCTTCCTGGCGGTTTTCGCTGAGCGCTCCTGCACAGTCTTGGCCATGGCCTACCTCTTCTATTCCGCTGGCCGGCAGTGCGAGCCAGGTTTGACGTTTGCGTTGCTGAACTCGTTTATTCATCGGAACGCAGGCTTCAGCTTGGGATAGTCGATTTCGTAGTCTTTGATCAGCCGGTAGAGCAGGGTTGAGCTGATCTTGAGGTTGATGCAGCACTGCTGACGACTGACCCCCGCGGCGATGCACTCACCGATTCGAATGACCAGGAATGCATCCCTGATTGAATCCACTTTGTTCGGCGGGCTTGGCTGCTTCGGCCTGATCGGAAACGTGATCCCGTACCGACCTGCTATGCCCTTAAGCACGCCAAGGGTGATCCCCTCTTTGTCGCAGATGTCACGGCGGCTGGTGGTCGGGGCCATTTCGCGGATCCTCGCCACCTGCAATTCGACCTCGCTCTTTACCGCTGGCCGGTAGAAGGTCGGAGGCTGCTTGAGGCCGGAGAGAATTTCAGGCCGAGGTTTAGACGTGCCTGACTCATCGATCTTGCCACCCGCTGCCAGGAACAGTGCAGTCCTGGCCGCGATATCTTCGAGTGCCGGCCGAAGGCGTTCTACTTCGTTCTGTAGGATGCTGATCATGCTGCGATCCCCAATACTTGGTTCATGCGATCTTCGAGGATTTCATAGAAGGTCTTAACCCGCTCGGACAGCTTGCGGATCATGGCTTCGTCCCGGTAGGCGCGCTTTATGAACAGCGGCATACCGGGCCAGTAGCAAACGAAATCAATCCACTCACGCTCAGAGACCCACAGGCCGCCCTGGCACTGGGCGACGTGTTCCTTGGGGATTTCACCGGAGAGGATCACCTCAACCTGGAACTTCGGGAGTTTTGTTTTGATTTCGGTGAGGCCCTTAGGTCCCACCAGCGAGTCAGGCGAGTATCCGGCGCCGTGGTTGAGGATGATCGCCACCTGGTTGGTTTCGACTTCCTCTCGCTGCTCGTAGAGCTTGCGGGCGACACCTTCCAGTTCGTGGCCCCGCTCGGTGTGGCGGTTGCCCATGAACGGGTCGGCAGCCTCGCCGGTGATGCGCTCGCCGATCAGCGTATTCATGTAGGTGAACGCTCCGGCACCGAACCCTGACTCGCCCTTGCCGTTAACCAGCAAGCATTCCAGCTCCGAGCAGGTGACGATACCCAAGCGCAGGGCCAGCCATTCCGGCGAACCCTGCTCAACTTCAGTGATTATTTGCATGGCTTACTCCTGCGGCCGACTGGCGGACTTGCTTATTCGAGCAGAGACGGCATCGAATTCGGATTTGAAGACGTTGGCGGCACAGCCGTACTTGGCTTTGAAGTTCTCCTGAAGTACTGGGCTGCACTTCTGCAACAGTGCGTCGAGCTGGGCGGCCTGGCCGGCAGTGATGACCGGTTCAGGAGTAGGTTCAGGGTCTGCACCATTACCGTCGTCGTCCTCGTTAGTCAGGACAACGTTAAAAATCATCATTGTCAGGTAGCGACGGGCGTAACTGAAGGTAGAGCCTGCCGCATGAACGCCAGTCTTGTTCACGCTGCCTTTAATGCCCGCAGAGTCGATAGGAAGGTCTACGTGATACGTCTTTGTATGCCCAGCCTCATGCATACAGTCGCAGACTGTGCGGATATGGCTCACCAGAGGACTATCACCGGTGCCGAACGACAGCGAGAAACCGTGCAAGGTGTAGACCGGTGAAATCTTGCGATCAATCGACTCAAGCGCGGCATAAGCGCTATTCGTTTGGGCGTTGAACTTGTCACGAAAAACCGGGCCAATTTCCGCTTGAGCCCGAACCATAGCGGCGTTGAAGGCTGCCGCCGCCGTACGATCCGTGTGGCGCTCGTACATCTCCATCATCTTCTGCATTTTGTCTGCATCGAATGCCGGGTCGGTTGCGGCCCGCTGGATCATTGTCAGCATCGCGGTTGATTCGTTGGTGGCCGCCGGGCTGGCGACCTGCCGAGTCTCGGTGCGCTCGGCCAGTGCTGAGTTAGTCATGGCAACCTCAGAATTGAATGGATACGTTCGGCACTTCGCCGCGGGCGATCTTCAGGACGATGGCCTTGGCCAGCTCTTCGCTGATGTTCATGCCGATCAGGGCCTGCTTGGCTTCGCCCAGGATCTTCGACTTGTGTGCTACGTCAGCCTGGCGCTCCTGCTGCTGGCGCAGGATTTCATCTGCCGCTGCGTTCGCCCTGGCAACCTCATCCAGTCGCGCCTGCTCCACGGCTTCCTCTTGGCGGCGAATGGCCGCAAGGCGCTCTTGCTCGGCGCGCTGTTCGGCGGCAGCACGACTTGCTTCTGCCTGGGCCGCTGCTGTGCGCGCTTGTTCGGCCTGCTGTTCCAGTTGAAGGCGCTGGCGTTCGGCGGCTGCCTCTGCATCCAGTGCGGCCTGCGCGGCGGCGCGCTGTGTAGCTGCGGCCTGATCCAGCAGTTCCTGTTCTCGGCGGGCTGCTGCGTCACGTTCGGCCTGGGCCTGCTGCTCGGCATGGAGCCTGGCTTGTTCGGCGGCAACGCGGGCAATCTCTGCATCACGGTCGCGCTGGGCCTGAGCCTCTGCCTCGGCACGCAGGCGCACCAGTTCGGCCTGCTCGGCTTCATACTGGGTACGCTCGGCCAGAAGGGAGCGCAACTTTACCAGTGTCGCGTCCTTCACCTGGGCAGCTTCGGCCAGGAACTCTTCCCATGTATCGCTGATTGCGACCATCTCAAGCTGGTTGATGGTGTCGGCGACACGGGCGGCGGTCGGGGGCGCTTCGAAAACGGCCAAATCCTTGATGGCCTGGATACCGTCGACGTGCTTGTCTTTACGGGCCTGTTCAGCCTCTTCCCAGTCGGTCAGGGGCTGCCGGGTGGTATCGCGCAGGCTGTCCATCTTGGTCACGAACTCGCGCAGCTCAGCCTCGACCACCTTCGGCATTTCCTTAAGGCGCTTCAGGTAGTCGCGGCCAGGGGTTTCGACTGCCTTTTTGGACTTGCTCACCGTCGCGGCCAAGGAAGCGATGCGAGCACGGCCTTTCACAGTGGTCAGGTCGGGCACCTCGCCGGTGACTTCGGCCTTCACCGCGTCGAAGAATTGGCCCAGGCCACCAGCTACGTAAATGGCCGGCGCGTTATCGGCGCTGATATCGTCGATGGTGATGACTTGTTGTTGTGCGGACATGGGGATTCCTTGCCGCGATGCTCGCAGCGATTGAAGGTGTTGGTTATTGAGTGATTCGGTCAGCGAGGGCGCTGAGCAACATCAGGAAGGTGAGGATGGAGAGTGCTATGGCAGACCCGCGCCAGAAGCAGTAGCGCTTGGCTCTTTGGTAGGAGGTCATGGCTGCGACTGCTTGCGGTAGCCAGAGTCGTAGAGCTGGCCCGCCATAATTCGGCGATCCCTCATGATGCCCGTGAGGATGTTGGTGTCGGCGATCATCTCCTCGATCGCTTTCTCGCGTTCTTCCACCGCGATCTGCTCGGGCGTTCGGACAGGTCGAAAGCATCCATATGCGCCTTGAGCGACCTGCAAATATTCGAACTCAGGAGGCGCATAAAAGGTGAATGCAGCCACCTCGAAAGACCCGCTCATAAAGTGGGCTATAACCGTTACTTGGTCGCCAACACGCGGGTCCGTCGGGATGGTTTCCTCGGGATTGAACCCGGCAAACTCGCAGAGCGTTCCAACAGGCGGCAGGCCTTCGCCGGTCCAGGGCCTTTCCTCATAAGCCCACACGTCAAGGTAAGCGCAAAGCGCTGAGCCATCACAAGACTCGCCACGTACCCGGTTTTGCTCATGAATCACGCTTTTAACAAAGGTAACTCTCGGGAAATGGATATTCCCAACACAGGCGACAAGCGCGCCTACGCAGTCTTCTGGTGCACCACTCCAATCAACAATCATGCTTTCACCTCATAAGCGACAGTCCACTCACCACACATGCAGGCCCGGCCGCTCCAGGCGTGAACGTTCGGGATTCCCGCGTCATGAGCCAGCGATAGGGCGCCCAGCCACTTGGTATGAGTGAAGGCCAGGATCATGCGGTCGGCGGGCAGCTCTTCGATTTGCTCGTCGATCAGCGATTTCAGGATTGGCGTGGTCATGCGACAGCCTCCTTGAGCTGCGTATTGCGCTCGACGAACTTGGCGTCAAGCGCATCGCGGTAACGGTTGGCGGTAGGGGAGTCGACCAGATCGGCGAACTCGGCCATTTCGATCATGCCCATGACGAAGGTGCGGTCCGGTACCGGCGTGCAGGACTTCTTCATCTTGGCGATTTCCAGGCCCAGGCGGGCGAGGGCGGTAGGGGTATTCATAGTTCTTCGTCCTCGGCCTGGGCCGCCAATGCATCGTCTGCCAATGGCTCAACAAGGCTCTGAGCGATGATCCTGAGCTGTTCTTTTGGGTCGGCTACCGCCAGCAGGTCCTCGGCGCCGTCTCGGGCCAGGAAGCGATCACCGAGCAGCCCAGCAATGACCATCTCGCCAATGGCACATGGGCTCTTGCTGTCACTGTTGATCGCGAACTGCTCGACCTCGGCGGCGAAGGTCTTGAACGTCACGCCCTGCGCGGAATGCAGTCGGCGCTTGAACTGCACGTCGCTGCGCCGATCAACCAGCGTTTCAACTGCGTTATCGATCCACTCCTTGCGGGCAATCTCCACCGCCGACTCGCTCACTGGAGGCGGCAACTGAGCGTCGTAACGCTCCTGGCATATCTTCAATGCTGCGTTCATGCTGCCTCCGGCCAGTGGCGCTCAATGCTCTCTTTTGCGTAGATGGAAAGCCGCTCGTAGCCGTTCACGCCACCGCAGCCTGGCATCGTTCCTTCCAGCTCGACGCAGGCGCGGATGTCGCAGCGGCGCGAGCAGACCCAGCCGCCGTAGTGGCATTGGTGGACTTCGCCTTTCGGCTCCGGGTGATGGGCGAGGCCGCCTTTCCACGATGGCGAGCCGCGCAGCTTGAGGCCGCATCCTCGGCACACCGCTTGAGTTTCAGTACAGTTATGCATGGCGACCTCCAGTGTTTGGGGTTAGGCGGCAGAATTGGGCTGATGAGGTCGCCAGTACTCAATGAGGCTGTCGGCACCCCAATAGCAGTTCTCGGCCTGCTTCTGGGCAAACTCTTTTCCATCAAGATATTTGACGTCTATGAGCCCGGCAGCATCGCTTGGCCTGCCATGCCCTCGACTCCAGTAATTCCACTTGCTCATGAATCTCTCCATTCGTTGGTTCACCCGGTTAGGCGGGCTATTCGTTCGCTTCAAGCCATTCGCGCACCTTGGTGATGCCCATATGCTCAAGCAGGTCGTCGGCGCCGAACTCTTCAATCACCTCGCCCAGTTCGAAGCACTAGAGAACATCCGAGGGATCAGCGTCGGCGGTAACGCGAAGCCAGCTGCTGCTGGTGGGTTCCGAAAAAATGCTGGATGCGGTAAAGGTTATTTCCTTGGTTTTCATCACAATCTCCGGTTGGTTCACCTGTATTCGTCAACACTCATGCCTCCCGCTGGTTGCCGATGGGCGCGGGGGAGGAGTGCTGACGTAATAGAGGTGGGGAAGGGTGCCCAGGCCCGCTACTGGCGACGGCCTGGGTTTGTTGCATCAGCGGTGTGGCCCGTTGCCCGCTGTTGATTGCAGGGCTGGCCGTTCGTCTTCGTAGGTTGGCGGTGAGCTTCCTCCCCAGGGCGTCAATCAGCATCTGTTCGCCTTGGATCACAGATCCCTACAACATGCACGCTGCAGCTCGTTTGCCCGGTTAGGTGGGCAGGGTGCATGAGGTCCGGCGGTCCCAGCCGAAGCTATCGGGCCCGCTAATTCTTGAATTCAGTGTCTCTCCCTTCTGCCGCTGGGATTCGCGGGGCGCATTGCTTGCCGGGTCATTCGTGCCTACTGGGCATACACGGTTCTGGCGTTTCACCATCGAGCAGCCGTCCAGGTTGTTCCTGTCGTTGGCAGGCTTTCGGGCCTGTCTGCTCGCCGGTCGCCGGTAGAGGCAATGCGGTCTGTTGTTTGTTGCGCTGACTGTTAAAGAGCGGTCAGGCCCTGAGGCCCTGGCGAGTCCCTGTTGGGTGACTCGATGGAGTGACTATACGAATCCTCATAATTTACGTCAATACGTTTATGCATAATATTTTTCATGGGCGTAAAAAAAAAGCCCGCTCGGGGCGGGCTGGGTCACTCAATAATGAATCAGCGTATTGAGATTCGATATCGCCTATTAGACTGATTGAGTTGGGCCTGCACGATCACTGGGATATTCCCGTTGACTGTGGGGCGTATTGCCTCGTATGAGCACGGCACGATTGGGTAGAAGGACGAAACGTCGGCTTTGTTGGGGATCAGCTTAAGGTTTACCAGGTCATACTTGAGCGCGATATCTGCCATGAGCTTGGTGCAGATTTCCGAACCATTATCTGGCAGCTTAAGGTCTCGTGCCTTTCCTTCCTGGGCGTGCTGCAGTGAAATAACCTGCAGCCTCAATGGCGCCAAGTCAGGACTTTCAACATAGCCAGAGTCGTCGCAGCGCATAGCCTTCACGGAGACTGCAGCCTGATTTGATCTGGCGTTGAGCTCGCCGATGCGGGAGCAAGCGGAGCTGGCATAGTTGCCACTGGCGATACAGGCTGGAGCAGCCTTTAGATATTGCTGGTCTATGTCATGGAACTCTGACATATCGCAAGAGGCAGCCAGCGCTGCGCCAGGTGAAAGGAGGGCGACCAGCAGAGGGATATTCTTCATCAAGCGGCCCGCACCATTAATTCGTAGTAGAGCGCGCATTATAGACTGCTTTGGTGCGAGCTACAGAACCGAGCGCGGCCACTTAGCATCGACCACTCGACCAACTACAGACCAGGTATCGTCTATCTCTACCGTGGGGAATGCTGGGTTCAGAGGCTTCAGGTACGCCTTTCCAGAGTCCCATATGAACTGCTTGAAGGTCGCCTCGTTGGTATCAATTAATTTGGCGACTACATAATGGCCATTTTCTACATCGCATCCAGGCGCCACAAGGATGAGCATCCCCTCGTTGAAGCTCGTTCCGTTGCTTGATGTCATTGATGGACCGCGAACCTTTAGCCAGAATCCATTTGGGCCTGCCCATGCATCGGATGGGTGCATGGCCTCGAAGTCTCCAACATTGAACAGGTCCATTGCTTCGCACGCGACTCCTGCCTGCACCCAACTGATCTCCGGATATTCATAGTAGCGATTAGGGCCCGTAGCGGACTCAACGTTAGCGTCAAACTTTTCTTCGCCTGTGCCATACATGAGCCATTCTGGCGAGACCCTCAGAGCTTTTGCGAGCTTGGCAATAGTGGGCATGCGAGGGCTTGCGCTTTCTCCAGAGAGTATTCGGTTGATCGTCGGCTGAGGAACTCCAGACCGTTTTCCGAGCTGGGTTTCGTTCAGATCGGCATTGGCCATTTTTGCGCGAAGGCGCCCAGCGATATCCATTGCTCACCAAAATATACAAATGTGTGTATGCGAATTCTATTGCATGGAGTAATGCATATTCGTATGATCTACCATGCAAAACCTCATAGGATTCCAGTCATGACAGTTCAAGAGATGTTGAATCGCCTTTTCCAGCTCGGGCTGTCGCAGACAGAAGTGGCTGAACACTGCGGCACCACCCAGGCCACGATCTCTCGCGCAGCAAGCGGGACGATGGTCGGCTACGGAACCGGCAAAGCCATTGAGCTGCTGCTGGCTGATCGTGAAGAAGCCGCCAAGAACACCGAAATCCAAGCCGCCTAATCACCTTGCATGCTCAAAGGAGCAAAACAATGCACTTCGACCCAAGCCACATGCACGACAAGCCCACAAAGGTCCGTCTCGACGAGGTGGCCGACGACCTGCTGACAGCGATGGCTCGTTTTCAGCGCACACAGAAAGCAGTACTCGCCAGGGAAATCCTCGAGCGCGGCCTGAACCAGATGATGGAAGAGCTTAACGCGAAAACTGACGTGGCCTGAAGTGGCCCAGGAGGCCCTGTGCCTGAAAGAAAACCGCTGGAAATCCAGCTCGACTGGCAGGGACTCGCTGATCTGGAGCTATTGGCCAGACGCAACGGGGTAACACCAGAAGAGATGGCCGCAACAATCATGAACCGGGCGCTGGATCGCATGACGCGACCACCAAAGAGCCGGAGCAACGTCGCTTCCATAGGACGAAAGGGCTGATTAGCCCCTCAGGGACTATTGAGGATCTGCCAGTGAAACAACCAAGCAGTAAATCGGACGCACAAAAAAGCCACCGGGCAATGGTGGCTTTTCGTGCAGCACATACAAATCAGTTCTGGAGCGAATAATGCCTATTCCCCAATCAGTCGTCAACACTAACGAATCCGCGCCACGTTTTCTGCAATCGCAAAACGTGGCGCGCACAGTTTCCATGACCAGTCTTGAGCTGGTGGATTTCATCAACTCAACCAAAGAGGACGGGCAGCCTGATCTTCGTCACGATCACTTCATGGCGAAAGTGCCTAGGGTCATCGGGAAAGCAGCTCCCAATTTTTTGGGAACTGACTCCTACGCCAATGGTAGCGGCGGCCGGGTAATTCGTCGCATCTACACCTTCCCAAAACGCGAAGCCTGTCTGATGGCTATGTCGTACAGCTATGAGCTTCAAGCTCTGGTGTTCGACAAGATGACAGCACTTGAAGAGTCTATTTCTTCCGGGGTCTTTTCAGTCCCTAAAACGCGGGCTGATGCACTGCGCCTGGCTGCCGACCTTGAAGAGCAGAACGTCGCCCTCGCTATCGAGAATCACCAGCAAGCCGAGAAGATCGCCAGCCTTGAATCCATCTTCCAGGTGGGCATGACCCCTACGCAGTTCTGCAAGCGCCTGAATGGCGTGAACTGCCAGCAGGTCAACAACGCGCTACTGGCCCGCAAGTGGATATTCAACTCGGAGCGAGACGAGAAGCGCTCGGTCAAGTTCCGGGTCGGCTCAATCGCCCGCGACAAGTACCTCACCGAGAAGGTGACCAACATCTCGAACGAGGGCATGGACACCTTCGCCAAGTACACGCCGATCCTGCTCAAGGAGGGCGCAAAGCGCCTGCATGACCTCTACATGGCACAGAAGCTCCCTATGAAGAAAACGTGGGACGGCCAGTTCTGCCACTGCAAGGCGACCGAGGAGGACATAGCATGAAATCCCCCACCTACCAGCAGCTGATCGAACGAGCCGCCCTGACAGCCCTTGAGCTGTTCCAGGCGCAGACCACTAAAAAGGCCCTCAAGGCTGAATTGCGCTCGATGTACGACACCTACTTCGAGGCCTATGGCCGCCCTGATGGTCCGTTCGATCCGTACAGCGATGATTTCCAGCCAGTCGTAGATTTCACCCATGCGCAGTTCCAGCGTGTGTGTGCAGCCAAAAAGGCCGAGTACAACGCCCAGCGCCGTCACCACACCGCGTTGCGTGCCCTTGACGCATCCAGCCATGCCAAGGCTATGCGGGGTGCTGCATGAGCCGGATAACGATCGTTCTCGACAGCCCCACAGAGCCAATCCACTTGGGTATGACGCTAGCTGGCGGTCGCCTTACAAGCGCATGCCTCGGCGACCAATCAGAGCTTCTCGAGACAACCAAGAAGCTCCAGCGCGCGCTGTTCTATTACAACCAGATGCCAGAAGCCGAACGCCTCGCAATTGAGCGCGAAGCCGCACGCATCATCGCCAAATTGGAGGCCGCGTAATGGCCGGGGATTGGATCAAAATGCGAATCGACCTTCAGACGCACCCGAAAGTGTTCCGCATGGTGTCCGCATTGCAAGCGGACAGATTGCGGATTATCGGCGGACTGCATGTTGCGTGGAGCATCTTCGACACCCACTCAAGCGATGGCGTGCTGGTGGGTTACACCGTGGAAGCTATGGATGCTGTGGTGGGCTGGCCTGGCTTCACGCAGGCGATGATCGACGTGGAGTGGGCGTCAGTTAATGACGGCGGAAGCCTCGTAATGCCTCGCTTTGACGAGCATAACGGGGCTAGCGCCAAGCGCCGCGCCAACGACTCCGAACGCAAACGCAACGAGCGGAAAAGCCCTGTCCGCAATTTGTCCGCTTCGGATGCGGACAGTTTGCGGACCAGAGAAGAGAAGAGAAGAGAAGAGAAGAAAGAGCAAGATCAAAAGCAAGGTGCTGGCGCACCGGCCAAGTCTGGCAAGTTCGACCCGCTAACTGCCAAACCAGAGAACGTGTCCGTCAAAGCCTGGGCCGACTGGTGCCAGCACCGCAAGGAAATACGCAAGCCGCTGACCGCCAAGAGCTGTGAGCAGCAGGCCAAGGCGCTGGTGGGCCATTCAGCCCCCGATCAGGTTTTAGCTACCTCGATCAGCAACGGCTGGACAGGCATTTTCCCGGACAAGCTCTCGACCAACGTCCACCAGTTCCCACAATCGCGCCACACGGGCTTTGCTGAGCGCGACTACACCGCAGGCCTGATTCAGCGTGAGGACGGTTCCTATGCGATCTGAGCCAGCAGAACAGCCATCACCTGAGTTCCCGCCAGGCACTCGAATTCAGCCTGCCACCTGTGAGACCCACGGCGACTTCGAGCAGAAGGTATTCCCTGTGCTGGGCAAGGAACTGAAGAGCGCCTGCCCTGAGTGCGGCCGGATCGCTCGCGAGAAGACCGAGGCCGCCGAGCAGGCCAGCAAGGCAATGGAGATTCGCATGGCCATGGAGCGCAAGCTCGGCGCCGCGCTGATCCCTAAGCGATTTGCGGGCAAAACCCTGGATGGATACGTCGCTGCCACTTCAGAACAGCGGAAAGCGCTGAACACCTGCCGTCGGTATGCCGCCGAGTTCAAGCAGATCGCCGAGGCCGGCCGTTGCCTGCTGCTCCTGGGCAAGCCAGGTACCGGCAAGACGCATCTGTCCGTAGCCATCGCCAACGAGATCATGGCCAAGTCGAGTGCAACGGCGGTGTACCGAACCATCGGTTCCGTGCTGCAAGCGATCCGGGCGACCTACGACCGCACCAGCGACCAGAGCGAAAGCCAGATCCTGTCGAGCCTGATCAGCCCCTCGCTGCTCATCCTGGACGAGATAGGAGTGAGCAAGGAGAAGCCCAGCGACTTCGAGCTGACCACTCTGTTCGCAATCATCAACGGCCGGTACGAGCAGATGCGCCCCACGGTAATCGTTTCCAACCTGGAAGCCAAGGCGCTGCCGGATGCCATTGGCGACCGGTGCATTGATCGCCTTCGGGAGGGCGGGGTGATCGTGATCCCGTTCGAATGGGAATCACAACGCGGCAAGGATGGCTTCTGATGGATATCGACAAGGAAAAGCTGAAGGGATTGCTGTGGGCTGAGGCCGCGTCATACCGGGCCGACTGCGCCGACTGGAAGCGCAACACCGAGGCGCTGGATGATTTCCTGGGTGAGAAGACCGTGGGGGAGGTGGCGCTGGAGCTGCTGGCTGAGAACGACGAACTGAAGAACGTCTGCGCTGCCTATGGCCGCGTTAACACCGCACTGCTGGCTGAGAACGATGCGCTGCGCAAGGAGCGTGATGCACGCCACCCCTTCAAACCTTTCCATGAGCCTTCGATTGGATACACCGGCTGCGTGATTTGCGGCATGTACACCGACCACGGCGGCCTGCCATGCCCGAAAACGCGCGCAACGGCCTACGCCGCCCTGGGCCAGGGAGAGCAGTCATGAAGATAAATCGCGGGAAATTCAGCGACGACTACCGTGGCGATGGCTACATGATCAGCTTCGGGTTCAAGCGAGGCTGGCTGCTCTTTGGGTTCCGCCCGCTCAACTGGCATTTCTATTTCACGAAACTCGACTCCAAGCCTGCCGTCCGGGTTTACGTCGGTCCATTCGAAATTGAATTCTTTCGGGTGACGCCATGACCAGTCTCCAGATCCGCAACGAATCAGACCGCAACAAGGCCATGGGCTACATCGCCGGCCTGGACCTGGCCAAGCCCAAGAAGCTGGCCATCACCGAAGTGGACCGCAGCGGGGAGCAGAACAAGGCGCTGCACGCGGCCCTAGCCGATATCGCCGCCCAGGTCGAGCACGCCGGGAAGAAGTGGGATGTCCTGATCTGGAAGCGCCTTCTGACTGCCGCCTGGCTGCGTGAGTCGGGCGACCAGCCACAGATGATACCTGCGGTAGACGGCAACGGCTTCGACGTCATCTACGAGCGCACAAGCAAGCTCACCGTGAAGCAGTGCGGCGAGTTGATTTGCTGGGTTGAGGCGTTCGGCGCCGAGCATGGCGTTAGATGGACGCAGAAAGATCACTGGGGTGGCCGATATGACTGATGAAATTTGGAAAGCTGTCGTCGGATTCGAGGGGCTTTACGAGGTATCAAGCCTTGGTCGGGTTAGGTCGCTCCCGCGGGTCATGCGTGCAAATTATGGGCCCAGGGAATACGGGGGGAAGATCCTTTCTCCGGTTGTGCGAAAGCTTGATGGTTATCTAATCGTAAGCCTTTATCGGAACTCAAAGCGCTATCAGCGAACGGTGCATGCAATTGTTATTGAGTCCTTCAAGGGGCCTTCGCCCGTGGGGATGCAGTGCTGTCACAACAACGGCGTGCGCAGCGATTGCCGAGCTGAAAACCTGCGCTGGGGCACAAGCCTCGAAAACTCAGGTGATAAAGAAGTGCATGGGACTGCACTCAAAGGAGAGAAATGCGGAAACGCAAAGCTCAATGAAGAGCAGGTGGTGGAGATTCTTTATTCATCTGAGCCACACAACATCGTTGGTGGTCGGTTTGGGGTTAGCGCGGAACTGATAGGCCTGATTCGCAATGGCAAGGCCTGGAGGCATATCGAAAGAAAGCCGGGGATGTACGCAAGGCAGGCAGCAGCCTGGATTGTCGATGGTATTTCCTACTCAACCCTAGTCCAGGCGTCGGAAGCCCTTGGGGTGGCGGTTCACGTCTTGAGATACCGGTGCAAGGGGCGTCACGCAAAAGGGAAATTCTACCCTCCGGCCGAGGGGTGCAGGTTTGTGGAGTGCAATCCATGCTGACCACCAAACAACCCAAGCCAAAGACCTGCAAGAACCCAGCATGCAGGGCCTCATTCGTCCCGCAGCGCCTCGGTCAGGCGGTGTGCAGTCCTAAGTGTGCGCTGGCCACCGTAGAGGTGCAGAAGGCGAAGGAGAAGAAGTCGCTGGCCCAGGCCGGCCGCCGGGAGATCAAGGTGCGCAAGGAAGCGCTCAAGACCCGCGGCGACCACATGCGCGAAGCCCAGCAGGCGTTCAACGAGTACATCCGCACCCGGGACCAGGCCGCCGGACACCTATGCATATCCAGCGGCAAGTCATTGGACTGGAGCGGCAACGCGGTAGATGCCGGCCATTACCGCAGCGTCGGCTCTGCGCCACACCTGCGCTTCGATGAGCGTAACTGCCATGCCCAGAGCAAGCAGGATAACCGGTTCCTGTCCGGCAATGCCGTGGACTACCGGATCGGCCTGATAGCTCGCATTGGCCAGGAGGCCGTTGACGCGCTTGAAGCTGACCAGAGCGTTCGCAAGTACACCGTGGAAGAGATCAAGGCCATCAAGGTCGAATACCGGGCAAAGACCAGAGAACTCAAGAGGGCTGCAGCATGAACTATCAAAACGTAATTTCTGCAGTCGTCCGCGCTCTGGCAGCGGAAACCATCAACAGCGCCGGAGGGTGCAACGTCGAGCCGCGGGTACAGACCAGCAAGCTCAAGGGGGAGATCACCGGCAAGGATGCGGCACTGCTCGCCGACTGCATCGTTCACAAGCTGCTACACGCCCAGCTTTCCCCGCGGCACTGGAATGCATTGGTGGCGAAGTACAGCACCCACCGTGGGCGCAAGATCGATTCCATCGGGCGACTTGTCGCGGTTGTGCCTTCGCCGGCGCCGCTGCGCTTCACTCAGCAGGCGGTGCTGGTCTGGGCGGTTCCGCAGCAGTCGAAGGGTATCCAGCGCGCCGTGGTCGAGGTCAAAGCTCCAAAGCATCGGGAAAACAAGGATGAGGGCCAGTGGGATTGGCGCAACAAAGCAGCCGACGCAGATGTTGCGCGCGCCAACAAGCACGCCAGGTCATTGGCCGAGTCGAAGCCGGGGGAGATGATCGTCCTGGCCGAGTCGAACTACGACATGACGAACTGGGATTCCCAGGGCCTGACAGAGCGCACCTATCAGCGCTGGAATAAGAACATCAAGGGAGCGCTAGAGTCGATGGTGGACGAGGCTTTGGTCGATGCACAGCACATGCTTGAGGCCGTAGGGGTTCTGTCTGGGGAGGCTGCGTGAAAATAGTCCCTCAAAAGGGCTTGCAATATCATGTCGCCATGTCGCATTATTCACCCATCCTGTCATTCCTGCGTGTGTAGGACTGACTAACAAGAACCCGGCCACCGCGCCGGGTTTTTTATTGCCCAAATGCAGGCGAAAGACCGGAAAGACCCTCCTGCTCAATCGATGTACGAGGATCTACCGATGACCAAAATCACCCGCTGCAAAATGACTCTCCGCTCCAAAGGGCCTGTTCAGGGCTCGACGGAATCACTGACCCGCCTGCACTTCGGTGCCGTGTGGTCGGCCAACCCGGCGGAAGAGGATGCGATCTACGGCAAGTACACCCCGTACGGCGAATACACCGTCAACGTGGCCGCTGACCGTGCCGAGCACTTCGAAGCAGGGAAAGACTACTACTTCGATATCTCGCCAGCTTTCTGATTCACCTGTAGCCAGGGCAGCCTCACGGAAGGTCTGGACGCTGATAAGCCGGTAGTGCAGCGCTACGGAAAAACACCGGCAGCCCGCGCACCCTGACCTCACTGTGCTTACAGGGTGGCGCGAGACAGGAACGGCGAGATCGATGCAAAGGGGCGTCGACGTTGAGAAAGTCTTTGGCCGACAGCTCGGAAAGACGAGCGCACCTATTCAGGGCCTCTGCATTCGCAGAGGCTTTTTCGTTTGTGGAGGTTCGGCATGGGCCTTAAAAGACTAGAAGATACGGCAGCGTTCGTCGTGGTAGATGGCATCGTTTGCATTAACTGGGCACGCATTGATGCCTCTATCATCGAAAATGCAAAGCCGGTTGACTCGATTACGCCAGAGCAGCGCGTGTTCCTGAAGGGCCTCACGTTCGGCCCCATAAATCAATAATTCATGGCCTTGGCATTGACCAAGGCCTTTTCGTTTTCGGCTCCCCACACCCATTGCTCCGAGCTGGGAGTGCTGTGTGAGCCGATTCAATTGCACGGCCGAAAGCGGCCAACCTATACCGATGGAGCGAAGATGGATCCTACTGACCTCGGCCCAGGCACAGCTACCTGGCTGGGCGGTAGTGCCACCGTAGTGCTAGGCGGCCTGCTTTGGTTGCGCAAGTTCCTGTCAAAGGACGCGACTGACCGGGCTATGGATAGCGCGGACATCGGCACACTTCGCCGGCTGAACGAGCTGCTGAACCAGGAGCGCGCCGCCCGCAAAGAAGCCGAGGCGCGCGCTGATCAGTTCGCGAAAGAGCGGAATGACCTGGCCGCCGCTGTTGGGCGCATGGAAGGCAAGATCGAAGCGCTCACCAGCCAGGTCGACCAACTCACTGACCGTGTGACGCAACAGAGCGACGAGATCACTCGCCTGCGCACCAAGCTGGGAGGAATCGCCTGATGGACAGATGCGCATTGGAATTTATCGCACGCCGCTGGTGGCGCCGGACTGAAGTTTGGGCCATTGCTGTCGTGCTGGTGGGTGGTGGGGCTGTTTTGGGCTATCAGGCCGCCTACTGGTCACTCGCCGAGAACCAGAGCAATCAGGTCAAGGGCATCCGCGAGGCCTACGACACCGCGATGACTGAGCGTGATAAGCGCCTGGAGGAGCTGACTCGCAAGACGGGCACTGCTGCTGACAAGGCGACCAAGGCCGCAACCACTGCGGCCCAGGCTGCTGATAAGGCGGACGAGGCACTTAACCGTGGACTACTTGATCGGTGATAACCGCTACTCAGCCAGCTACCAAGACCTACGCGAAGAGCATGCCCGATACGTCCAGATGACTGACAAGCGCTTCCTGAAGGAATTGCCAGGGGCTCTGCACTTCGCCGTGTTCGTGTGCTGGTTCAAGGAGCTGCCGACCAGCCAGGCGCTTTCGGATGAGGGGATCGTCCACCAGCTGGCCCACCTTATCCATTTGGAGGGTGAGCCGCTTGTGATGGGCAGGCTTGGAGAGATCCGGGAGCTGTTCGATCAGCAGCTGCGGCTTGCACCGTAATCCGCGCCACGTTTTCGAACGCGCCAAATCGTGGCGCGAGATAGGTCACATGAAAGTAATCGTCACCAAGCTACTGGGATCGGCTGAAGTCGAGTTCCTGCGTGAGGGTGTGGTCGTTCACCGCGAGCGGTTCACCGGTAAGGTCACCTCCGAGTACCGCCGCACCATTGCGTTCAATGAGGCGTTCGATACTCACAGGTGCCGGTTCGTGACGGCCATGCCTGCTGATCGGGCGTTCCAGTATGAGGTATCACCATGAGCGACCAATCAGGCGAACACGTCCACCACTGGGACGATGGTCGAGGGCGGCGTGAAGTGATCATCGACGGCCAGCGTGTTGACGGCGTGACCTACTGCGACACCAAGGCAGGTATCGCCGTGGTATTGGATGCCCCGCTGAAGTCCACGGACGGCGAGCATGTCGACTTCCACCCTGTATGGGGCGAGATCAAGGTGATTCCAATTGAACAGGCCACTACCTCCGGCGAATCTACTTGAATTGTCGGACCTTTCCGACTTCGGTATCCGCCTCACTCCAGCGCCAGAGGTTTGGGAGTGGGCCCAGATCGAGATCGTTGCCGACACCGGCAGTATTCACAACGAAGACCATGGCCACCTACTGCATGCGGACATCCGGGTCATGTGGGCGTCGTCGAGCTTCGCCAAACAGGGCCGCACGGTCCTGGGCCAGGCCGAACAGGTAGCGTTCCGTGCCGGCGGCTGGCAGAAAGCCCGAATGGAGCAACAGATGCGTGATTGGTTCGGCGACGTGCCGGCTTTCATCATCACCTTGGCTGCTGACTACTGCGCCCAGTGCAGCGACGAAGAGTTCTGCGCGCTTCTGGAGCACGAGCTCTATCACATCGCCCAGGCGACCGATAAGTACGGCCAACCGGCCTTCACCCAAGACGGATCCCCAAAGCTGAAGCTTCAAGGCCATGACGTCGAAGAGTTCGTCGGTGTGGTCCGCCGCTATGGTGCCAGCCGAGAAGTGCAGGCCCTGGTGGATGCTGCAAACATTCCTGCTGAGGTGGGGAAATTGAACATTGCGAGGGCCTGCGGAACCTGTCTGCTCAAGTTGGCCTGATGTAAGACAGGCGTGAGACGGAATCTAACTTATGGCAGCCCTGAAAAATGAGGTGAAGAGCTTCATCGTTCAGGCTTTGGCGTGTTTCGACACCCCTAGCCAGGTCTCACAAGCGGTGAAGCAAGAATTCGACGTGGATGTTACCCGTCAGCAGGTTGAGCAACACGACCCAACAAAGCGCGCCGGCTCCCATCTGGCGCTCAAGTGGCAAACCCTATTCCACGACACTCGCAAGCGGTTCCGCGAGCAAACCGCAGAGATACCCATAGCTAACCGAGCTTATCGACTGCGCGCCATGAATCGTTTCGTGGAGAAGGCCGAGACGATGAAGAACATTGGTCTGGCTATGCAGATCCTGGAGCAGGCCGCCAAGGAGATGGGTGACGTCTTCGTCAATCGCCGCGTGGAGCCAGACAAATCGCTGGACGACGAGATAAAGCGGCTGAACATCCAGAAGCTGCAGCGCGAACTGGAGGACCCGGATAAGGGCCTGCCCGAGCCTAAGCAAGTAATCATCGGGGTTGAAGATGCAAGCGATCCTGATGCTGAACAAGCCTCAATTTGAATTCATCAAGAGCCACAACAAGTTCATGGCCTTCGTTGGGGGCTACCGGAGCGGCAAGACGTTCGTTGGCTGTGTGCGTATGTGCATCAACGCGCTGGAGTTTCCTGGAATACCCCAAGGGTACTTTGCACCCACCTACCCGCAGATCACCGACATCTTCTACGACACCCTGCCGGGGGTTGCTGAGGCTTTCGGGTTATTCGCCGACATCGTTGCCAGTAACAAGCGTGTGTATCTGCGAGACAAGAAGGGCCGCTGCCTTTCCACCATCATCTGCAAGAGCATGGAGCACCCGCACCGCATCGTGGGTTTCAACATCGCTCACGCGCTGGTCGACGAGATCGACTGCATGCCGATCAAGAAGGCCGACAGCGCTTGGAAGAAGATCATTGCGCGGATGTCCACGGTTTGGCCGGGGCGCGATCAGAACACGATCGACGTCACCACGACGCCTGAGGGATTCAACTGGGTATACCGTAAATTTGTCAAGGAACTGGCAGCCGACCCATCACAGCGCGAGTTCTACGGGATCGTGCACGCATCAACGCGGCAGAACGCTAAGAACCTGCCAAAGGACTACATACCGTCTCTGCGCAAGTCGTACCCGGCGAACCTGGTGGACGCCTACATCGACGGCCTGTTCGTCAACCTGACGTCCGGCAGCGTGTACCCGAGCTTCTGCCGCAAACAGAATCACACCGACGCAACGATCCGCCCGGGTGAGCAGCTTCATGTCGGCATGGACTTCAACATCAACAGGATGGCGGCGACGATCCACGTCATTCGCGAAGGCCTGCCTATGTTGTTGGAGGAGGCCACTGGCCTGTTCGACACGCCGGCGATGGTCGTCGAGCTTAAGCGCCGTTTCCCTGGGCACAGCATCACCGTTTACCCGGACGCCAGCGGCAAGAACCGCAAGAGCGTCAACGGCAGCGAGTCGGACCACAGCCTGCTCCGCGCCGCTGGTTTCATGGTGATGGTGAACCCGTCGAACCCAGCGGTTAGGGACCGGGTACTGGCCGTGAACGCCATGTTCCTGAATATCGACCATAAGCGCCGCTACCTGGTGAACACCGACAACTGCCCAGTAACCACCCAGGTGCTGGAGCAACAGGCATACACCGAAAACGGCGAACCCAACAAGGACGGCACTGAAGACCCGGTCGACGCACTCGGTTACTTCATTGTCCAGCGCTTCCCGATTGCGGGCAGCTACACACTCGCAAACGTGAGCAACTCATGAGCGCATTCAGCTACCTGAAAGACAGCCTGCAGAACCTGGTCGCAGGACTGGGTACTGCGCGCGACAAGGCATCTCACTCGCACTATGCCATCCCGGAGATGGACGACCAGCAGCTGCTGAACGCCTTCCGTGGTTCGTGGACGGCGCAGAAGGGCGTGACCATCCCCGCGGTGGACGCGTGCCGTAACTGGCGCAGCTGGCAGGCCGACAAGGACCAGATCGAACTGATCGAGGCCGAAGAAGACCGCCTGAACGTCAAGGGCAAGGTGCTTGACGCCCTATTGAAGGCCCGCCTGTTCGGTGGTGCTGCCGTGTTCATCGGCACCGGCGAGCGTGATACGGCATCCGAGCTGAACCCTGAGCGAATCAAGCAGGGAGGCGTGAAGTACCTCACTGTCATGACTCGCCGACAACTCAGCGCGACCGAGATTGAACAAGACCCGCAGAGCCCGCGCTTTGGCAAGCCCAAGGCTTACCGGTTACCGGGCAGCTTGGTTGAGATCCACCCGTCGCGCTTGGTGATCTTCATCGGCACGCCACACCCTGACCCTGAGCTCGCGGTCGGTTGCGGCTTCGGTTGGGGTGACTCAGTGCTCCTGGCTGCGATGCCCGCCGTGCGTCACTACGACGAGACGGTGGCCAACGTTGTGAGCCTGGTCTACGAGGCCAAGATCGACGTCATCAATATCCCAAACCTGATGGCGAGCATGCAGGACAAGAATTACGAGCGATTGCTGCTGGAGCGCTTGCGTCTGGCTGCTACCGCCAAGGGTATCAACGGCACGCTGATCCTCGACGGCGCCGAGACCCATAGCTCCAAGTCGGCCAGCTTCGGCAATCTGCCTGAGGTGATCGCCAAGACAGAGCAGGGCGTGTCCGGCGCGTTCGATATCCCGGGCACCCGAATGTTCGGCCAGTCCTCCACGGGCCTGGGTGCCAACGGCGAAGAGAACACCCGCAATTACTACGACAACGTCGCGTCGTGCCAGAAGCTGGAGATCAAGCCAGCCATGAGCGTGCTGGATGAATGCCTGATCCGCTCAGCACTGGGCAGCCGCCCCAAGGAGATCCACTACTCATGGGCGCCACTGTGGCAGGCCACGGCCAAAGAGCGGGCTGACATCGGCAAGACCACGGCGGACACCATCAAGGCGCTGAAAGATTCCGGATTGTTCCCTGAAGACGCGCTGTCGGCTGCCTCGGTGAACCTGCTGGTGGAGCTGAGCGTGATGCCTGGACTGGAAGCGGCCATCGATCAGTTTGGCGCCGAGCTTCCGGACGAAGAGGGAGGCGCAGCTGATGATGGCCTTCCGGTAAGCGAAGGTGATCAGGTAGCGGACAAGAAAGCCCTCTCCGACGCCGCGCCGCGCACGCTGTACGTGTCCCGCAAGGTCACCAATGGCACCGACATCATCGCTTGGGCCAAGGCTCAGGGCTTTGAGTCAACCGTGCCCGCCAATGAGCTGCACGTCACCGTCGCCTACAGCCGCAACCTGGTGGATTGGATGAAGGTCGGCGAGTCATGGTCGGGTGATGGCAAGGGCGAGCTAAAGATCGCTCCGGGCGGGGCAAGACTGATCGACAAGTTCGGCGAAGGCGCGGTGGTGCTGCTGTTCAACAGCTCTGAGCTCGCATGGCGGCACGTAACCATTGTCGAGGCCGGGGCCTCATGGGATTGGCCGGACTATCAGCCCCACATCACCTTCACATACGAACCCGGCAGTGTCGATATCGACAAGGTTGAGCCATACCGTGGCGCGATCGAGCTGGGTCCTGAGATCTTCGAGGAGCTCGACCCATGATCTTTACCGACTCCGTGCCTGTCTCCGGTGTTCGACGCACGGCAGACGGCTACCTGGTGGCCGAGGCCTTCGTCGCACGCACCGGTATTCAGGATTACCTCGGCTCCGAGATTGACCCGAACAACGAGCACGGCCTGCGGGATGTTCCCATCGTCAAGGTGTACCGGCCAGAGAGCTCGGTGTTCCACAAGGACGCGATGAACTCCTATGCCTATCGGCCCATGACCAACGACCACCCGGGCGGCGACGGTGTCAACTCCCAGAACTGGAAGGACGTGGCTGTCGGTAACACGGGCGGCGAGGTTATCCGTGATGGTCAGCGGGTGAAGGTGCCCCTGGTCCTCATGGATGCCACCGCCATCTCGGACTTCGAAGCAGGAAAACGACAACTTTCCATGGGCTATGGCGCTGAGATCATCTTCCAAGATGGCGTAACGCCAGAGGGCGATCCTTATCACGTCAGTCTTGGCCCAATGAAAATGAATCACCTCAGCCTGGTGCACAGCGCGCGGGCTGGCGAAGAGTTTCGTATCGGTGATAGCAAACCAAATACCCCAACAGGAGGCCATGACATGGCTGATGCACTGCGAAAACTCCTTGTCGATGGCATCTCCATTGATGTCACCGAGCAAGGCGCCCAGGCCATCGAGAAGCTGAACACCAAGCTTGCCGATGCTGCCACCGCCACCAAGACCCTGACCGACGCGCACGCTACTGCGATTGCGCTGAAGGACGGCGAACTGGCCAAGAAAGACGACGAGATCACCAAGCTGAAAGCGGCTGTGATCAGCGATGCCGATATCGACAAGCGCGTCACCGCCCGTGCCGATCTGCTCACCAAGGCCAAAAACATCGCCGATGCCGACTATACCGGCAAGACCGATGCCGAGATCCGCAAGGCCGTGGTCATCGCCAAGCTGGGTGATGCGGCCGTAACGGGCAAGGCTGACGCCTACATCGATGCCCGCTTCGAGATCCTGGTGGAAGACGCTGCCAAGAACCCGGCCAATGACCCATTCCGCCAGCACATGATCCACCAGGACAGCGCTGCCGGTGGTGATGATTCGGAAAAAGCACGGCTGAAGATGATTTCGGACATGCAAACCGCCCACCTGCCGAAAGCATAAGGAGCACACCATGGCTACTTACCAAACCACGTACACCAACGCTCCAGCCAAGGGCGTGCCAGGCCTGGTCGCCAACGAAGAGAAGTGCAACAAGATCAGTCGCACCGTCTCGAACGCCGAAGGCATTGTCTTCGGCGCACCTGGCTTCCGTGTGGCTGGTGCTGGCAACGATCACAGGATCGCCGCCACTGGCACCTTGTTCCTGGGCCTGGCTGTGCTGAGCGCAGCCGTACCGCCTGTGGCGACCGGTTCCACTCTGATCGACGGCTACCCGCGAGACTTCACCGGCGCGTTCATGACCGATGGCCAGATGTATGTAACCGCCGGCGCTGCCGTGGTGCCTGGTGATGACGTGTACTACGTCGCCGCGACCAATCGCTACGTCACGACCGCCGCTGAAGGCGCAGTGTTGATCCCTGGCGCCATCTTCGACACCACTGGTGCGAACGGCGACATCGTCGAAATCTCCCTCAAACATCGGAGCGCTTAACATGCCTCAAGCTTTCGAAGACGCTCAGTCGGCGTTCCCGTTCGTTCTGGCCCAGGGCCGGAACATCGAAACGCGCATCTACACCCGCCGCTACCCGACGTTTAACTACGCCGCGAGCATTCCAGTGGTAACTGAGGGCGCTCCATGGGCCATCGGCACCACGTTCTTCACCGTCGATACTGCCGGTGAAGCCAAGTTCCTGTCGGGTTCGGGCACTGACATGCCGTTCAACTCGGCAACGCACGACCAGGCATCGCACGACTTCGCCATGATCGGCTCCGGCTGGGAATGGAACCTGGAAGAAGTGAACCAGGCACAGCTGTACGGCATCAACCTGAGCGGCACCAAGGCTGATTCGGCCGCCGACAAGGTTGAGCGCCTGCTGAACAGCATTGCCTTCACTGGCAGTGTTGAGAAGCGCTGGACCGGCCTGTTGAACGACAGCAACGTTTCGCGTGTTGACGCCGCTGCGTCCGGCACTGCTGGTTCGACCTACTGGTCCGCCAAAGACGTCGACTTGATCATGGCTGACGTGAACGGCTTGCTGGGCAGCATCCGCACCAACACTGGCGAAGTCGAGTGGGCAGATACCTTGCGCATGCCGCCTGACGCATTCCGCGCCGTGGCAACCAAGCGCATGGGCGCTGGCGATGGCTTCATGACGGTGCTGGAATACATGCGCCGCAACAACATCTACACCGCCGAGACCGGCCTGCCGCTGGACATCGCGCCACTGCGCGAAGCCCGGAACGCTTCGCAGGATGGTGGTGGTCGTCTGGTTGCGTACCGCAAGGACCCGGAAGTGGTTCGCTTCCACCTGCCAATGCCGCGCCGCGTCCTGGCCCCGCGCCAGAAGTCCATCATGGGCTTCGAAACCGGGATCATCGCCCGCACAGGCGGTACCGAGATTCGTCTGCCGGGCGCCGTAGCGTACCTCGACGAAATCACCCCGCCAGTATCCTGATAGGAGGTCGACATGAAAGTGACCAATAACTCGAAGGCGCTGCAGGGCGTGCACACGAAGTCGGGCGTTCAATACATCGCGCCAGGCGATTCCGTCGATGTGGAATTCACCGAGGCAGGGTTGAAGGGCGCCAAGCGCCTGGACTTCCTTGTCGTCGGCGAAGCCAAGAAAGCCGACAGCGACAAAAAGTAAACCTCGGAGCGGTGCGCCGCTCCACCTATTCGAGATATCCCGATGCCAGACTTTTACGGAACCGTCGCAGCTGCCGACGCCTATCACGCTGCGCGCGCGAATACCGCCTGGGCTGGTGATGAAGTGGCGAAGCAGGCCGCACTGATCCGGGCATCGGTCTACATCGACGGCCGCTACCGGAAGCTTCTTGCTTCTGGCGTGTGGCAGTCATTGTTCCCCGGCGTGAAGACCGAGGGCAGAGGGCAAGCCAGGGAGTGGCCGCGCACAGGAGCTTATGACTACGAGGGCAACCAGATCCCAGCTGACCAGGTGCCCGTCGAGGTTGAGCAGGCAACGTACGAAGCCGCACTGCGTGAAATCGTCGAGCCTGGAAGCCTCAGCCCTGACTTCGTGTCCGCCTCCATGGTGAAGCGCGAGAAGGTCGGCCCGCTGGAAACTGAATTCGCCGTGTCGGTGGGTGCAGACGCCGCCGGCTCTGTCCGCCCGGTGATCAGCATCATCGACGAGATGATTGCCCCGGTGCTGGTGGCTCGCTACACGCTGCCTGCGGTTTTTACGGTATGACCCCGGCGCAGATCATCCAGGCCATCGAAGGAATGGAGCCTGCGATGCAGCAGGCGTACCTGAAGCAGGTCAAGACGGTGGTCGGCGCGGCAACGGTTGCAGAAGTTGAGCGCCTGATCGCTGAAGAGGATGAGGATGGCTTAGTTGCCCTGCTCAGTCTTGGTGCGCTGTCCGCATTCCTTGAGCTGGCCAGGTCGGTATTTATCGCCGGCGCCAAGTTCGAAGTGAAGGCGATCGTGATTCCTCGCGACATCGGGCGATTCGAGTTCGATGCCCGCGCGCCAGTCGCAGAAAAGTGGGTTTCTGCCAAGGCTGAAGAGATCCGAGCGAACTCAGCTATTGACGTGCGAGCAGCTATTCGCGAAGTGATGGGCAGTCGCCGCCGCATTGTAGGCTGGCCAAGTGCACAGCCTGCTGCTGTACAGGTCGAAGTCGGCGCTACGCCGATGGTGCGCACCCCTCGCCAAGCAGCGCTGGACCTGATCGGCCGCAAGAGCGCGCAGACCGGGGCGCGCTCTGGTGGCGTTATCGGTCTTCCCGGCAACTATGCGCAGTTTGTGCTGAATGCCCGTTCGCAGCTGCTTGGCGGCAACCCAGATGAGATGCGCAAGTATTTGCAGCGCACGCGCCGGGACCGACGATTCGACGGAATCGTGAACAGGGCAATCAAGGCCGGCACGCCAGTCGCCCAGACTGACGTGGACAAGATTGCCGGTCGCTACGCCGATCGCCTCATGAAGACCTATGCCGAGATGCTGTCCAAGGCTGAGGCGCTCGAGTCGTTCGGCGCCGGCCGTGACCAGGTGTACGAGCAGTTGATTGCTCAGGGTCTCGATCGCGACTCGGTCACCAAGACCTGGCGCGACCGAGGCGACAAGAAGGTCCGCCACACGCATTCGGTGATGGGCGGCCAAGAGGTGCAGAAGGATCAGCCATTCCAGAGCCCCACCGGTGCGCTGCTTCGATATCCGGGCGATACCAGCCTGGGGGCCGGGTGGAGTGAGCGTGCCAACTGCCGATGTTCGGCCATCTACAAAATAAGGCGCAAGTGATGCCAGATATCTATGATCGCGCCAAGGCCCTGGCCGCGCGGATGCTTGCGCCGCGCAGCAAAGGCGGGAAAGGCCTTGAGCTGGTCCTGCGCCGCGAGACCCTGGGCGAGTACGACCCAGACGCACCGCCGGCGCCCAGCGAACTGGTCGTGAACGGCTCCGGCTTCCGTGAGGAATACGACAACAAGTACATCGATGGCACGCTGATCGTTCGCGGCGACGTCAAGTTGCTGGTGTCTCCGGTGCAGCTCAGCGGGGCGGATATGCCGATCCCATTGAGCAACGACCGAATAGAGTTCGACGGCACAACCTACACCGTGATCACCGTCGGCCCATGGAACTATGCCGGCCTGGCGGTTGGCTTCGAGCTGCAGGTTCGCAAGTAATGGCCAATCACATGACCAGCCGCTACGGCGGCCAACAAGGCGGCTTTGCCGAGAGCCTGGCGGCATTCGCTGAGCAGGCGAAGGAAGCCATCGACGACGTGTTCCGCGAGGTGGTGATCGAGATCGGCACCTCGGTGATCCGCCTGTCACCGGTGGACACTGGGCGATTCAAAGGCAACTGGCAGTTCACTGTGGGTGCGCCTTCGAACCAGAGCATCGACACCTTCGACAAGGCAGGGCACGAAACTATTGCGACTCTGGTGGCCGAGGTCAGCAAGTTGGAGGCAGGGCAGGTCGCTTACATCGTCAACAACCTGGTGTACGGCGTGCCGCTCGAATACGGACATTCCGACCAGGCGCCGGCCGGCATGGTGCAAATCACGCTCGCACGATTCCAGCAGATCGTCGAAGAAGCCATCAGGAATAACCAGGTATGAGCCATAACATTATCGCGGCGGCCTTTGAGTCGCGCCTGCTGGCCTGGGCCAAGGCTCGATCCAAGCCACTGAAGGTGGTGGTGGAGAACGAGGCCTACACACCGGCTAACGGAGAGACGTACCTGCGGGCCTTCACGCTGCCCGCGGTAACAGCCAGCAACACGCTGGGCGGTGACCACCACCTTTACGTCGGCGTATTCCAGGTCAATATCGTTGCGCCATCCGGCAAGTACCGGACTGAGGCCAGCGGCATCGTGGATGAACTGGCCACGCTGTTCCCGGTGAATCTGCGTATCCCCCGCGCGGGTCTGGTCGCCATTGTGCTGACTCCGGTCGGGCCTGGCCCAGGCATCGCTGACGGCAGCACCTACACTGTGCCGGCCTCGTTCCAGTATCGAGCAGACACCAACTAATTCGCCCGCTGGGCAAACCCAGAACCCGCCACTGAGCGGGTTTTGTCATTTCTGCAAAGAGGAAAATACACATGGGCTTTCGACTCCCCAACGGCGCGACCCTGCAAATCGCTGCGACCTATGGCACTGCAATTCCGGTAACCGCGCTGAGCAACGCCAATCCAGCGGTAGCGACCGCCGCGGCCCACGGTCTGAGCGATGGCGATATCATCGCCGTCACCTCGGGCTGGACCCGCCTCAATGACCGCGCAGCGCGCGTGGCTGACAGCCTGTCCGGCACCTTCGCCATGGAGAACGTCAACACCACCAACCTCCAGCCATACCCAGCCGGCTCGGGCATCGGCTCGGTGCGTGAAGTTACTGGTTTCGTTGAGATCTCGCAGATCACCGACGTGGCTACCACCGGCGGCGACCAGCAGTTCCTGACCTTCGGCTTCCTGGCAGACGATGACGACCGCCAGATTCCGACCACCAAGAACCCGATCAGCATGTCGTTCACCGTAGCTGATGACCCGTCGCTACCGTACGTGCCAGTGGTTGAAACCGCCGACGAGGACAAGGTCACCCGCGTACTGCGCCTGAACCTGCCGAACGGCGACAGCATCCTTTACAACGCTTACGTGACCATCACGTCGACTCCGGCCCTGTCCCGTAACAACCTGATGACCCGCGTCATCACACTGTCGCTCGCCGGCCGCCCAACCCGCTACTCGGCAGTGGTGGTGTAACTCATGGCCAAGATCAAGATCGCGCCAAACCCAACTTTCAAGGCCAAGGTGCAGATCCCCCGCGTGGGCGGTGAAGCGGTGGCGGTGGACTTCGAGTTCAAGTACCTGGACCGCATTGCCCTCTCGGCGCTGTTCGACCGCTGGAACACGGCGCGCGACGAGCACGCCACCAAGGTGCAGGACGAGGGCATGTCCTGGCAGGACGCCACTGCCTCGGAGATCGCGCTGCAGGTGAATCAGCTTAAGGACATCGTCAGTGGCTGGGGCTTCGATGAGAAGCTGTCCGACGAGTCTATGACTGCGCTGGTAACCACCTGCGTAGGTGCGCCCAAGGCAGTGCTTGAGGCGTATCAGGCAGCCTACCAGCCGGCCCGCCTGGGAAACTGACCGGCGTCGCCCGCATCCTGTACGAGCAGGGCCCGTCAGAAGCGGACCTGGCGGCCTTCGGCATGACCAAGGCCGACATCCCCGACGAAGAGTACGAGGTCTGGTCGGACAACTGGCCCGCCTTTCTGCTCTTCGAGGCGATGTCCACGCAGTGGCGTGTGGGTATGGGCGGCGCCGTGGGGCTGGACTACAACGCTATCAAGCCGGTGGCCGGCATGATCGGACTCAAGCGTGCCGAGCTGACGCAGGCCTTCCCCGACCTTCGCATGATGGAAGCTGAGGCGCTGCTGGTAATGGGCGAGAGTCGCACGTAACCAATCAAGATGAAGCGGCATGGCCGCGGGAGAATAGTATGAGTAAGTCTTTTGAAGTGCTCGATGATGAGACTTTTATCAACAGCACATTCATCGTTGATGCTGGTCGGTTTGCTGGCCTCCGCACTGGTTTGCCAGAAGAGTTTGCTGTGGGTGCTCAAGAGAAAGCCGACCTGTTGGAGCGCCGGCTTTCGAGAATTGAGCATGCGCTCGGGATCAGTGAAACAGCTGGGTCTACATCTGGCCTTGCGGCGGACCTTGATCAGCTCTGATTGATTTTGGCAAGCAGCTCCCTTGTTTCGGCGGTGGCCTTGAGTGCTTTCTCGATTGGCGCTTTAAAATTCGTTTGAATTTCTTCGCTACAGTTCGCAAATAGTTCTGAGGTCAAAGCTTGCTGCAAAAAGGTATCGATTACCTTGCTATCCTTGCCCGCAATGGCCTGAACTGCTCGTGTTAACGCCAGCGTGACTGCCAACGTCCCCATACCAATTGGCGAGCTCAGTCCTTCAAGTGGATTTATTTTTCCGTCGTTCACATTGACCTCCAGGTCTTAAACGCGCCGATATTGGCGCTATCCCGGTCCTTGGGCTTGCAGGCGAAGGACTGGGGAATCCTTGCGTGTGGCAGGAGGCTACTACTGGCCGATGGTCGGGCGTTACTGAGGATTCGTACAGGCGGCTTGGGGCGCCCCGTGGATGGTGGTAGATTGCCGCTATCTACAGGGAGGCAAGAGAATGCTCTTATTGGCTTGGCTTGTTATGGCCATACTTACCGCAATAGCTGCAAATGCGAAGAACAGATCGGCTATAACTGGCTTTTTGGTGGGCGCATGCTTTCCACTCGCCGGCCTTATCGGCTTCTTGATTGTCAAACCGCTGCCACAACGGGCGGGCTCTATTCGGAAGGGTCTACTTGTTACGAGCGCGGGTGAGCGCGAGTGCCCTCACTGTGCCGAACTGATCAAGATGCAGGCCAGCAAGTGCAAGCATTGCTCAGCGGATGTCACTCCTATTACCGAGGAGCAGGCTAGAGCCGCAAGCGCCGAGTTGTATGACCCGATGAGAAGGAGCCGGACATTAATCGTTTGCGCCGTTGGGGTAGTGATAGTTACGGCTTCCTATTTATACCAATCATAATTAAGAAACCCGCTACGGCGGGTTTTTTTACGCCTGGAGAAAAGTATGACGTCGATTGCCGAGCTTGGGATCAAGGTCGATTCGACCGATGCAACGCAGGCGAGCTCTGACTTAGACAAGCTTGCTGCCGCAGGGTCCAGGGCGGAAAAGGCAGCCGAAGGTGTATCGAAGGGTGCGGACAAAGCCTCCGCGTCTTTGAAAAAACAGAAAGACGAGCTCGCCGATCTTCTTGGAGAAATTAACCCGACAGTAAAAGCTCTTGGCAGACTTGATGAGCTGGAAGCGAAGCTCGCGCGGCACAAAGGCGTCGGCCTGGACGCTTCGACTTTCAGCGAATACCAAGGAAAGATTCAGCAGTCCAGAGAAGCTCTGGGCCGGTTTGATGACTCAATAAATCGTACTGGCAATACTGCAAAACAAAATGCCGCAGCTCTCAGGATGCTACCTGCACAGTTTTCGGACATTTTCGTTTCGCTGCAGGGCGGTCAAGCGCCGCTGACTGTTTTTCTCCAGCAAGGCTCGCAAATCAAAGATTCATTTGGCGGGATTGGAGCAGCAACCAAGGCCCTTGGTGGATACATCGGCGGGCTCATAAGCCCTGTCACTATAGCTGGCGCCGCTCTTGCTGGGCTGGGCCTGGCCTTCTACAGCGCTCAGAAAGAAGCCTCCGATTTCAATAAAGCGCTTTTCTCTGGAGCGGCGAGCACAGGCTTCACATCAGATGGACTCTCTTCCATCGCGACCGCTGCATCTGTACTGACAGGAAGCTTTTCGCAAGCAAAAGAAGCAGTAATGGCTCTCGCGGGCAGCGGACGGCTCAGCGAGAAGCAGTTTGTGAGCCTCGCAAATGCCGCAGCAGCAATAGGTGAAGTTACCGGCAAGAGCGCTGGTGAGGTGGCAGCTTCTCTCGGTGGCATGGGCGATAATGCGACGAAAGCTGCGCAGAAAATCAGCTCTCAATACGGCCTTCTAACCGCCGCACAGTATGAGGCTATCGCGGCACTCGACGAGCAGGGCAAGAGGCAAGAAGCGCTCGACCTGCTAGGAGAAACACTTAATACGAATGCCCAGCAGCGATTGGAGCGTTACAAGCAGTCGCTCTCTGGCGTAGAGGCCGGATGGGATGCGATCGGCAGCGCAATCAGCAGGGCGTACCGTAATGTCCGGTCCGAGCTGTTCCCTGATGCCAAAAAAGAAATAGAGATCCTTGAGCGGATCATAAAGACCCGTGAAGACGGCGGCATTGCAGGGGCGATTTCCACTGGATTGAGCAAGCTGAACTCCGGCCTCGGCTTGGCAGACGGCGAGAATGACGACTCCACCGCCGCGCTTAAAAAGCGTCTTGATGGCCTAAAGGCTATCGCAGCAGCAAGCGAGAAAGCCGCGAAGGAGCAGGGGGACGCCGATAGGGCAGAGCAAGCAAGGATTGACGCTATCGGGAAGTGGGATGCTCGCCAAAAGAGCAACTTAACCGGCAGGGCGAAGCTTGAAAGCGACATTAAAGACGCCAGGCAGCTTGGCATTGAGGCTGGTCGATCCGAGGTCGAGATCCAGAAAGAAATTTCGGGAATTCGTGAGAAGTTCAACAAGAGCCAGCCGAAATCTGGCGTCGACCTCACCTCGTTCAACGACTCGAAAAACCAGCTCAATGCTGTGCTCAGCTACTACAAGAGTGCGGACAAGGAACTGGAGGCCGCGCAGAAGGCCGGGATTATCTCCCAAGAGAGTTACACGGCTCAGCGCGTTGCATTGCTCCAGCAGCAGGCATCAGAGGTCAAGTCCTCGTATGAGGCTGAGATCGCAGCGCTTGAGGGTGCCAAGGGCAAGGCCGGCACGTCGGCTGCCCAGCGCATCCAGTTGGACCAGAAGATCGCCGACGCCCGGGCCAACATGGTCAAGGCTCAGCAGGAATCGGAAAGCGAACTGGCAGTGATTGCGACCAATGAGCAGGGCCGGCTCAAGAAGCAGGAACTGGCCATCAAGTCGTACACCGATGCGCTGGACCAGCAGAACGTCGCATTACAGCGGGCAGGGAGCCGGGCGGCACAAGGCGTGGGCCAGGGGGACCGTCAGAACGCCATCAACGGCGACCTGAATGGTATTTCGGACCGAGCCAACCAGCAGCGCCTGGACCTGGCCCGCGACAAGGCCGACGCCTCGCGCAACATGAGCGCCGAGGAATACCAGGCCAAGCTTGAGGCGATCAATCGCAGCGAACGCGACCTGACGCAGACCACGCTGAGTAACTACGAGCAGATGTCTGTGGCCCAGAGCGACTGGCGCAACGGGGCGACGTCGGCATTCAGCAATTACCTGGACTCGGCCCGGGACGTCGCCGGGCAAACCCGCAGCTTGTTCACTAACGCCTTCAGTTCCATGGAAGACGCGGTGGCCAGCTTCGCCACCAACGGCAAGTTCTCCTTTTCCGACTTCGCCAAGTCGATCATCGCCGACATGGCGCGTATCGCAACTCGGCAGGCGGCGTCCGGCTTGCTGTCGGGCTTGGCGGGCACTGCCATAGGCGCCTGGTTTGGTGGCGGCGCAGCGGCGGGGTCAGGAGCTGGAAGCTTCGGCTCCAGCATCGGTAGCGCTCTCGTTGAAGGGCGAGCATCTGGCGGCCCGGTCGATCCAAATACCCTGTACGAGGTAAACGAAAAAGGGCCAGAGCTGTTCAGTCAGGGTGGCCGCTCTTACTTGATGACCGGTGCGCAGGGCGGCAGCGTCACGCCATTAATGACGGGCGGCAGTTCGATTATGGCGGCGTCAGGCGGTGGCGGGAGTGGCAACACCTACAACTTCCCCGTCTCGGTATCCGTGCAAACGGCAGGCGCTGGCGGCAACGCAACGCAGGAAGACACCACGCAGCTCGGCAAGGGCATCCAGCAGGCCGCCAAGACCGAGGCAGAAACCGCTATTTCCAAAGGGTTGCAGCCTGGTGGCTCAATCTGGCGCCTGATCAACGGAAGGTAACCATGGCGATTGAAACATTCACCTGGCCCACCCAGCACGGGGAGGCGCCCGATATCACTTATCGAGTGCGCACCTCGCAGTTCGGGGACGGCTACAAGCAAGAGGTCGGGGACGGGATCAACAATAAAGTCGATGCCTACCCGATCACCCACACGGGCAACACGGCCACGGCCTTGGCCATGATGGCGTTCTTTGACCGTCACAAGGGCGCCAGGGCCTTCTTGTGGACCACCCCACTGGGCCAGCTTGGTCTGTTCACCTGCAAGAACCCAACCCCTACGCCCATGGGCGGGGGCGTTTTCAAATTGACGGCGACGTTCGAGCGCGCTTTCCACCCGTAAAGGTCAATCCATGTCGCTGATCAATGCTATCCAGACCCTTGAGCCTGGCAACGAAGTCATTCTGTTTGAACTGGATGGCAGCGATTACGGTGCCGATGTTCTGCGCTTCCACGGCCATGCGATCCCGCATACACCTGCCGAACTGATCGCCGCCGGCGGCAACGCTGACCAGTTGCCGGCCAAGTCGATTTGGTGGAAGGGCGAAGAGTACGGTGCCTGGCCCATGCAGTACGAGGGCAGCGAGGCGAATGGCGACGGCACCGCGGTACGGCCCAAGCTTTCGGTCGGCAACGTGAACGGGCGAATCACCGCGCTCTGCTTGGCCTTCGAGGATCTGCTCGAGTTCAAGCTGACCATTCGCAATACGCTGTCCGAGTTTCTCGACGCCGTGAACTTCGAAGGCGGCAACCCCACGGCCGATCCCACCCAGGAATCGATCGAGGTCTGGTATGTCGACCAGAAAACCAACGAGGACGGCGAGACAGTCAGCTGGGACCTGGCCAGTCCGGGCGATGTCGGCGGCGAGACGATCGGCAGGCAGATGACCACTCTGTGCCACTGGTGCCTGACGGGTGGATACAGAGGCCCCAACTGTGGATACACCGGCCCTTACGTCACGAAGGACGGGGTGGTTACCGATGATCCTGAATTGGACGTGTGCGACGCCACCCTGGGCAAGGGCTGCATCCCGCGTTTTGGCGAGGGTAACCCTTACCCATTCGGGGGTTTTCCCGCTGTGTCACTCATTGCCCGGAGCTGAATAATGCGCAAACACATCATTGCGGCCATCCAGGCTCATGCGGCGGCCGAATATCCGAAGGAGTGTTGTGGGCTTTTGTTGGCCGTGGGCCGGGCCCAGAAGTACTTCCCGTGCCGGAACATAGCAACCGAGCCAAACGAAGAGTTCCGGCTTGAGCCAGAGGACTACGCCGCGGCGGAAGACCAGGGTCAGGTGATCGGCATCGTGCACTCTCATCCGGACGCAACCAGCAGACCGTCTTCGCGAGACCTGGCGATGTGCGAGGCCACGGCTTTGCCCTGGCACATTCTGTCCTGGCCCGAAGGCGACCTGCGCACGATCACGCCGACCGGCAGCACACCGCTGCTCAAGCGCCCGTTCGTACATGGCACCTGGGACTGCTGGCAGGTCTGCGCTGATTGGTACCAGCGCGAGTGGGGGCTTGAGTTCGAGTCCTTCCAGCGCGCTGATTACTGGTGGGAGAGCGCAGACAGCACCAGCTTGTACGAGGCGAACTACGCAGCCGCGGGCTTTGAGCAAGTCGACAGCCCGCAGCGCGGCGACATGATCGTGATGGAGGTCGGCCGAACGGCCCACCCAAACCACGCAGGGATATACCTGGGGACAGAGCCGGCGCTGCCTGGCGAAGATTCCGGCGTGTTCGGCCCTGGCCCCTTTGTGCTGCACCACCTGTATGGCCGGCCGTCCGAGGTGATCGTATACGGTGGCCCGTGGCTGCAGCGCACCCGTTTGATTCTTCGACACAAGGAGGCCCGATGAGCGCCATCAGTTATTCACCGATGACTATCATCAAGTTATCCGGGTCTCTGGCCCAAAGGTTTGGCAGGCTGCATCGGCGCCAGGTTGCTTCGGGCGATACCTGGGAGGTGTTCAGGGCGCTGAAGGCAACCATTGAAGGGTTCGAAGCCGAGATCCGGCGCCTTGACAGGCTCGGACTTCGCTTTGCCATCTTCCGCAACCGGAAGAACGCCGGGCAGGATCAGTTCGGCATGGGAGGCACAAAGGAGGTCAGGATTGTTCCAGTGGTAGAGGGTGCGAAGCGAGCAGGACTCTTGCAGACAGTTCTTGGCGTCATCCTCATTGCCATGAGCACTATAACCAACGGCGCAACCCTAGCGCCGGGTATCGCCCTGACTGCCGGCGGCGTGATCCAGATGCTCAGCGCACAGGCCGCCGGCCTCAAGCAGAGCGCTTCGCCTGAAAACATGCCCAGCTACGCATTCGGCAGCGCCAAGAACACCACGGCCAGCGGTAACCCCGTCCCTATCTGCATCGGCGAGCGCCGGTGGGGCGGGGCGATTATCTCGGCATCGATCTACGCCGAAGACAAGACATAACTACGAAGCATCGATCAGGCCGCCCAAGAGGCGGTTTTTTATTGCCTGGAGGAAAGCATGGGCGCAGCACAGAAGCTGGATATTCACGGTGCCAAAGGTGGCGAGAGCAAGCCCAAGTCTCCGGTAGAGGCGCCCGACAGCCTGCGTTCCACCAACGTGGCCAAGATTCTGATCGCCGTTGGCGAGGGTGAGTTCGATGGCACACCAACCGCGCGCGATATCTTCCTCGACAACACCCCGATCCAAGATGCCAGCGGCAATTTCAACTTCACCAACGTCAAGTGGGACTGGCGGCCTGGCTCTGTTGAGCAAACTTATATCCCGGGTATTCCGTCTGTAGACAACGAGACCTCGCTGAATATCGAGCTGCGCAGCGGTACCCCATGGGTTCAGTCGCTTACCAACCTACAGCTGTCGGCGGCACGCATTCGCCTGGCCACTCCACGCCTGGCGAGCCAGGACGCAGAAGGGAATATTGGTGGTTACAGCATCCAGTATGCGGTCGACGTCGCCACCGACGGCGGGGCGTATCAGGAGGTATTGGTTGGAGCCATTACAGGAAAGGCCACCACTCGCTACGAAAAGTCCATGCGTATCGATCTCCCACCGGCCACCAGTGGCTGGCTGATTCGGGTTCGCCGCATCACCCCAAACCAGAACACCGACAAAATCGCGGACAGCCTTTTCATCGCTGGCTACACCCAGGTTATCGACGCAAAGTTGCGCTACCCGAACACCGCACTGCTCTTTATCGAGTTCGACGCCGAACAATTCACCAATATCCCGGCCGTTACCGTGAAGTGCAAAGCCCGCCGCTGGCAGGTGCCGAGCAACTACGACCCAGTGGCCCGCACCTATTCCGGCGCCTGGGACGGCACCATGAAAGAGGCCTGGACCAACAACCCGGCCTGGATCACCTACGGGATCTGCACCCAGGACCGTTTCGGCCTTGGCCGGCGCATCAAGCCGTGGATGGTGGACAAGTGGGAGCTGTACCGCATCGCGCAGTACTGCGACCAGATGGTGCCCAATGGTGCGGACGGCGTTGAGCCGCGCTTCCTGTGTGACATGAACCTGCAGGGCAAGGCCGACGCCTGGTCCCTGCTGCGTGACATCGCTGGCATTTACCGCGGCATGACATACTGGGCCCAGGGCCAGCTGGTTATGCAGGCTGATATGCCTCGGGCGCAAGACATCGACTACGTCTTCACCCGATCCAACGTCATCGACGGGAAAATCTCCTACGGCAGCGCATCGGCGAAGACCCGCTTTACTCGCTGTCTGGTCAGCTATGACAACCCGCTGAACAACTACGACACCGACGTCACGGTCTATTCCGACCTTCCACTCCAGCGCCGCCTGGGTGACAAGCCTACGGAGATCAGTGCCATCGGCTGTACTCGCGCATCTGAGGCACAGCGCCGGGCAAAATGGCTAGTCCTGAGCAACAACCAGGACCGCACGATCAGCTTCAGGACCGGCATGGAAGGTCGTATCCCGTTGCCTGGTTTCATCATCCCCGTCGCCGACTCGCTGCTGGCGGGCCGGGAGATCGGCGGGCGCATCGCAGCGGCGGTGGGGAAGGTCATCACCTTGGACCGCGACACCTTGGCCAAGGCCGGCGACCGGCTGGTGATCAACCTTCCCGGCGGGCGAGCAGAAGGGCGCACCGTGGAAAGCGTGAGCGGTCGCAATGTAACCGTGACGGTTGCTTACAGCGAGGCTCCGGCTGCACAGCTTCAGTGGGCAATCGACGCTGACGACTTGGCAATCCCTCTATATAGGGTTATGAGGACTGCCCGGACGCCAGAGGGTGATTACGACATCAGCGCCTTGCAGTACGAGCCAAGCAAGTTCCCCAGCATCGACACCGGAGCACGGCTGGAAGAACGCCCAATCAGCGTGATACCGATCACTGTGGTACCGCCGCCGGCGAGCGTCACCGTTACGTCGAACGTATCGATCGACCAGGGCCTGGCCATCAGTACTATGAACATCTCGTGGCCAGCCGTCGCTGGCGCCGTCGCCTATGACGTGGAGTGGCGTAAGGACAGCGGCAACTGGATCAAGGTGCAGCGTACCGGCTCGACGAGCGTTGACGTCACCGGCATCTACTCGGGCGCCTATCTCGCACGTGTGCGTTCGGTGAGCGCCTTCGAAATTTCGTCGATCTGGAAAAGCTCTACCCTGACCAGCCTTGAAGGCAAGACCGGCCTGCCGCCGGCAGTTTCGTCCCTTACCACTAAAGGAGAGCTGTTCGGGATCAGCATCAAGTGGGGCTTCCCTGCTGGCGCCGAGGACACCCAGCGGACCGAGCTGTGGTATGGGCCTGCGAACAACCTGGAGGCGGCGACGAAGCTGGCCGACCTGGCATATCCGCAGGCCGACTACCGTATGCAGTCGCTTTTATCCGGGGCTACGCTGTTCTTCTGGGCGCGCCTGGTTGATCGTACCGGGAACATTGGCCCTTTCTATCCGACCGTAAACGGAGTGATGGGACAGTCTGTTTCGGATGCTTGGCCGCTCCTTGAGCAGGTCAAGGGGCAGATTGATGAATCATCGTTGGCTCCAGCCCTTAACGGTCGCATCGATCTGATTGACGGAGATGGGCCTGGCTCCGTAAACGCTCGAAATGAGCAGCTTAGAAAGGATCTAGAGGAGCAAATCAAGCCATACGTTGATGCGCTGTTGTGGGATGCAGCAAAGGCTTACGTCAAGGGTGACATCGTTCGCCAGGGAAACAAGCTGTACCAAGCCCTGGAGGCTAACAGTGGCTCGCAGCCTCCCAGCGAAAACTGGAAAGACGTCGGCGACATCCTCACTGAAACGAACGCTTTGGCAATACGGGTTGATAACCTTGACCAGGAAATCACCGCAGTCGATGGGAGGGTGGTTGCCACTCAGGAACAGCTTACCCAGCTCCAGACAAAGGTAAATGACCCGGTAACCGGCCTGGCGGCTACGGTAAATAACGTTACCCAAGTGAATCAGCGAGTAACCAACGTTGATAACAAGCTGACCGCGCAGACGGAGCGAATTGATGGCGTTTACGCTGAAATCAACGCGCCTATGGCTGGTTCTGAGAATGACCTGGCTGGCGGAACCCAGGGCTATGCGGGCGTTTGGTCGATCCAGTCTGCTATTACCGATGGTGACTACGCCCAAGGCAAGCTGACTCAAACTGTCGAAGCTCAAGTTATCAAAAACTACGCCACCTATGAGGAGACAACGACCGCGCTCGTCAACCAGCAGACCGCTACAACCAGCCAAGTAACGGCGCTTCGCTCAGATTTTGACGGGAACAAGTCCACCGTACAGACGCAGATTAAGACGGTATCCGATCAGGCGTCAGCCACCGCAAGCCAGACTACTCAGCTGCAAACAACCGTCAACGGACACACGCAGCAGTTCCAGCAACAAGCAAGCATCAACCAAGACGTAAACGGAAAGATCACCGGCACCTACTCGTTCCGATTCAAGTTCGATGTGAATGGGGCGCCTTACTCTACCGGCGTAGGACTTGGCATTGAGACTGGGGCGAACGGTCAGGTTACTTCGCGCTTCGTCATCCAGGCGGATCAGTTTGCAATCTACAACGGCGAGCTAGGGGCGGCAGGGTCAAGCGTGCCATTCGCGGTGAACGGCACAGAAACCTATATCAAGTCGGCATTCATCCAGGACGGGACGATAACCAACGCGAAGATAGGTAGCTACATCCAGTCGAACAACTACGTCGCAGGGCAGACAGGCTGGAAATTGTTTTTCGACGGAACCTTCGAAATCAACGGTGTAGCTCCTGGGCAAGGGCGATCAATGATGACGAACAGATCTCTGCGCTTTTGGGACGCAAACAACGTCAAAAGACTGCAATTAGGAGACCAAACAGAATGAGTTCCGGCTTAAGAATTTGGTCTCCTAACGGCACCCTTGAGTTCGATACAAGCATATCCACTTATAGGATTGTTCTGTCGGTACTTGTGTCCTATTCCTCAGGACCGCTGGGCACTAGGACCTTTGCAGCGCCAGGGTGCACCACAAACAACGCGATATGCTTTTTGTTACCGATCAATAACGATAACTCGCAGGTCGTATCTAACAGGCAGTTGGAGTGCGAAATGGGCACGAACGAAGTTTATGTTAGGAATTTTCTCAAAGCTCGTCCTTCCGATTCATTCTCTTCGGCAACCATGCGTCTCATTGTTGCAAGGTGGGCGTGATGAGTTACGGACTGCAAGTGGTGAATGATTCTGGCGCTATATCCCTAGACTCTGAATATGCGAGGTTGTGTGTCTTTCATAAGGGCACCTATAACTCTGGCGCGTCCGTCGTCTTTCAGAATGTGGTTGACACGCAGGAGCCGCCCCTTGTTTTTATCAGGCCGCCAAATAATGGCTCGCTGATTCAGCTTGGCGTTCTTCTTGAAGGATCGGCGGGGGCGTGGACCGGCGCCACAGTTACCTCTGGGCAGGTTCACTCTGGAAACATATTCGTAGCTGCGTTTTCATCCAAGCCTTTGTCCACATATGGCCTAAGAATGTGGGGTGCGGATGGAAAACAGATATTTGACTCTGCTGTTCAGGCGGCAGTATTCACAAGGGTCGCGCAAAACTGGACATTTACGCACGCGGAGCAGAGCGGACAAGGGCTAATAACAAATTGGTATTCGGTTCCTCTTAACTACGCCCTAGGTGATTACTTGATGATCAATAATGCAAGGATGCCCATGATGGCGGGAAACAATGAATCTAGAGGAACGGGTCTGCGATATGACTTCCCGGCCGGGCTTATCAGATTTAGCGTTACTACCGTGACGAATCCAACATACTTTTCGCTCTCTGCGGTATTTGGGAAGCTGGCTGTTTAATTTTCATTTCGTATAGGGGTTTAATTCAATGGCAAGACAAGGCATTAATCTTGGTACGGCGCCTACAGGCCAGGGCGGCGATACGTTCCGTACTGCCAGCCAGAAAAATAACGACAACTCGAGCGAGCTTTATACTGCCCTTGGAGCTCCGGCTAACGGACAGCTGCCTGCGGCGCTGCCCGTTGCAAAAGGCGGCACGGGTGGGACTACGCAGCTGACTGCCCGGCAAGGCTTAGGGCTAGGCGCTGCCTCAACTAAAAGCTTTGGGCTGCAAGATGGAGAGCTTATCCCGGCGGGCGTTCTCAGTGGGATGTTCTCCAATGTCGCACCGGACGCCTATCAAATGGACAGACCTGGCGAGCCCGGGCAACAAGGCGCTTTCTACAAGTTTTTGAATAACGGATCTTCGTCTGGGCTGAGCTACTCAACACTGTTACGCCTTCCATACAACACCGGCTACGAGGCGCAAATTTTTATCCCTATGGGCACCAGTCAGCTCGCATTCAGAACTGTCACGGGAGCAGCCGGAACATTTGGCCCGACATGCAGTGTGTATCACACTGGCAACACCACACGCGGCTCAGGCGGCGCGCTTTCGGCGGCATCGCCGATCCTGAGAATCGCTAACGTGTCCGCCAGCGAGCGCCGCGACCTCCAAGAGGAATCGTTTCTCCCCGCCGGCGAATGGGGTGTGGCCAACGATGAAGCACGCGGCGTTATTGTTGAGCGCCTCGGCGTTGGCGAGTATCGGGTGACGGGAAGTCTTGGCTTGGCGCTGGAGGGCTGGCGGACCCACGACCCAAGCTCACCAGACGGCGGCCGGATGCTTGGTATCACCGACAGTCATCAGGAAGAGGATGGCACTGTCATCATTCGCCTATTCAAACAGCGCTGGACGCTCACCGATGACGGAGAGATGGTGCCGGGCCGTGGCGCGCCAATGGATGTCCCGCTGAATAGCTGGATCGATGTGCGGCTTGAAATGCCCAAGGTCGATACGCCGCCGCCACTCAGATCGACCGAAGAATAGCAGCCCGCCAATTGAGCGGGCTTTTTTACGCCTGGAGAAAAGCATGTCGATCACCGAAACTCGCGGGGTACGCAACAACAACCCCGGCAACATCGATTACAACCCGGCCAACCAGTGGCAGGGCCAGCTGAAGGCAGACCCTGCTTTAGAGAAGCGCTTCGCAAGGTTCGACACGCCGGAGAATGGTATCCGCGCCCTGGGCAAGCTCCTGCTGACTTATCAGCGCAAACATGGCCTGAAAACTGTGAAGGCGATCATCAGCCGGTGGGCGCCTTCGGTAGAGAACGACACTGCGGCGTACGTGCGCGCGGTCGAAGCGAACACCGGCACCCGGCCTGGCGCCGAGATTGACCTGGTCAACCCGGTGGTAATGGCTGGCTTCGTCAAAGCCATCATCCATCACGAGAACGCCGGATATGCCTACCCTGATGCGGTGTTGGCAGAAGGCGTGCGGCGGGCGCTGGCATGACGTCGGTACAGAAGCTGGCCGGCCTGGTGGTGCTGATCCTGGTGCTGATGGCCAGTGCCGCGGGCGTTACCTGGCAGGTTCAAGACTGGCGGATGGGCAATAAGCTCGCCCAGCAGGCCGTCCTGCACGGGGATGACCTTGCCGCGATCAGTAATGCCGCCACCGCCCAAGCCCGCGCCGAGCAGGGCAAGCGCCTGGCCCTGGAGCAGCAGCTCGCTGGCCAGGACCAACAACATACAAAGGAATTATCCGATGCTCAACGCAACCAGGCTCGCATGCGTGACCAGCTTGCTACTGCTGATGTCCGGCTGTCAGTCCTCCTTGCCGAGGATTCAGCCAGTGACTGCAACGTGCCTACCACCCCCGGCACCGCCGGCGTGGTTCATGCAGCCCGTCGAGCCCAACTTGACCCAGCGCATTCTCAAAGAATTATCCGCATCACCGATGACGGGGATAACGCCATAATCGCTTTGCGTGCTTGCCAGGCCTATGTCCGCGCAATTGCACGATGAGTGCGTTGAGCTAATATTGCCGGGTACGCTCTGACTTCGATCATTTTGGTAACTGAAGGGCACCATGGATAAGCGGCTTGCGGGGCTGTCGATACTGCTCACCCTTGGATGGGTCGTCACAGTGGTGTCTGTCATGTGGTATTTCTACGACAATTAACCTAAAGGTCGTATCAATTCTGGTCCCTTATTCCGCACGTTACCCACGGCCATGCTGACCTTGAACCATTCGAACACTT